GTTTAATGGCTACAAAATATGCTAGTGGCAAACATTCAATTGCTGAGTGTGACAGATGTGGTCAGCGATATAAGTTAAAAGAACTTAAAAAGCTTACTATTAAAACCAAAATGGTAAGCATTAAGGTATGCCCAGAGTGTTGGGAGCCGGATCAACCACAATTACAATTAGGTATGTATCCTGTATTTGATCCACAGGCTGTTCGTGAACCACGCCCAGATGTGAGTTATCAAGTATCTGGCACTACCGGCTTACAAACAAATCCTTATGATCCTACAGTAACTAATACAGATGCTTATGGATATTCACAGGATGGTAGTAGGCAGATTCAATGGGGCTGGGCACCAGTAGGTGGCGCAAGCACATTTGATACAGTATTAACACCAAATTACTTGATACCAGTAGTGTTAATTGGTACAGTAACGATTACAACAACTTAGGAGTTTAACATGGGTTTCAGAACAGCAGCAGGTGGTATTAACACCAAAGGTAAAACTAAGGGCACAAACCTTGGTGATTCAGGTCCAACCGTAGCAATTGAAAGCGGTGCAAAAGGTAAAAAAGGCGCATCATCTGTAACAGGTGAAGCAATGAAGAAGATGGGTCGTAACTTAGCCCGTGCTAAAAACCAAAGCAAATAATCATGGCTAAGAATAATCTACCAGCATCAGATTATGCAAAGCCACATGGAGTGAACATGGAAGAAAATAAACGTGGGTCTAAAGATCCAAACAAATACTCATACGATGAAATTGATTCTGAATCTCCAGCAATGGATGTAAGCATTGGTTTTAAAGGTGAAAAAGTAGAATCTGAAGGCATTACTATTCGTGGTGTCGGTGCAGCTACTAAAGGCACTAAAGCTAGAGGCCCAATGGCATAATGAATTACGTTCAGTTACAGCAAGCAATTCAAGACTATATGGAGTCTACGGAACAACTTTTCGTAGCTAACATACCACGTTTTGTTCAAGAAGCGGAAGACAGAATTTATAACTCTGTGCAGATCCCTGCTTTGCGTAAAAATGTAACTGGTAACTTTACATCTAGTAACCAATATTTAACATTGCCAACTGATTGGCTCTCTACTTATTCTTTGGCAACAATAGATTCCACTGGAAACTATTCATATTTGTTAAATAAAGATGTTAACTACATTCGTGAGGCATTTCCAAATCCAAATGCAACTGGCATGCCAACGCATTATGCTCTTTTTGGATCTTCTATCAACAATATCAATGACTTAACATTGATTGTTGGCCCAACGCCAGATCAAAACTATAGCACTGAATTGCATTATTTTTATTATCCACCAACTATTGTGCAGGGTGAAATATCCACAGTAGGAAGCCTTGCAGCCGGCTCTTTATATGCATCTGGAACTTATTATGATGTGCCATTAATCTATGGTACTAGCTCTGTTAAAGATGGTAGTGGAGCAACGGCTGATATTGTAGTTAACTCATCTGGATATGTAACATCGGTTACTATTACTAATGGCGGTCAATTCTATACGGTTGGTGATGTATTAACTGCAAGCAATACATATTTAGGTAATTCAGGTACAGGCTTATCATTTACTGTATCTGCTGTGACTAATGCAACTGGCACTAGCTGGCTTGGTATTAATTTTGATCCTGTATTGCTTTATGGCTCATTGCGTGAAGCTGCGCTGTTTCAAAAACAAGAGCAAGATTTTATTACTGATATTGAAAACAAATATCAAGAAGCGCTTGCTCAGTTGAAACGTTTAGGTGATGGTCTAGAACGTGGCGATGCTTACAGAGATGGCCAAACAAAATTAAGGGTTAAATCCTAATGCCAATTACCCAAACAGCAACAACTATATTTAAAAACAATGTATTAAGCGGTGTTGAAAACTTTAATACTGGCACACCTTATGTTTATAAGATTGCCTTATATAATGCAAATGCAACTCTAGATTCAACAACTACTGCATATACTTCTGTTAATGAAGTTTCCGGCACTGGATATACAGCTGGCGGAAATGTGCTAACTCCTACTGTGGCCTATGACAATACGACAAATACTGCTTATGTTACTTTTGGGAATGTTACTTGGAATCCTGCAAGTTTTACTTGTAGGGGTGCTTTAGTTTACAATAGCACAACAGGAGCAGCATGTTTTGTATTAAATTTTGGTTCAGATAAAACAGCTAACAGTAGTTTTACAATCACGTTTCCAACGGCAAACTCAACCTCTGCCATTTTAAGAATTAGTTAGGAGTAATTATGTTAAAAGAAACACAGGGCTTTGGTGATCACGCTGTAGCCACATTACAAGCAAATGCCAATATTCCAGAAGGAATGGGCGTTGAAGGTTTTTATCACGTTGAATGCCGTGATGCAGCCGGTAATTTAAAATGGGAAGAAGAGTTTCCTAACCTAGTTGTGGCTGTTGGTAAACAATTATTGTTAGATACATTGCTACGTACATCAGGCACATACACAACAACTGGCCCATTCTTAGGTCTAATCAATAACAGCACAACATTTGCTGCAGCTGATACCATGACTTCAAAAACATGGACAGAACTTACAACTTATACTGTTGGTGGTTCAGCTGTTCGTGGTACAGCAGTATTTGCTGCTTCATCATCAACCGGCTCTACACCATCAAACGTAACAACATCAACTGCAACAGCAATCACATATACAATGACTGGCTCTGCAACAGTTTATGGCTGCTTCTTGGTAACAGGTTCAGGTGCTGTAAGTACTTTATCTAGCACTGCTGGTGTTCTTTATTCAGAAGGTAATTTTGCTACTGCTAAAACAGTAACTTCAGGCGATACAGTAAGCGTTACATACTCTACTACAGCTACAAGCTAAGGAGTCATAAATGGCTCTAGTGTTAAAGGACCGTGTACAGGAAACCGGTACAGCCAATACGACTGTAAGTTTTACACTTGCAGGTGCAGTTACTGGTTTCCAATCATTTGCCAGCGTTGGAAATACCAATACTACTTTTTATACTGCCGCTGATTCCTCTGGGAATTGGGAGGTAGGCGTAGGCACGTACTCAACTACCGGCCCTACATTAACACGTACTACAATCTTAGCTTCTAGCAATTCAGGAAGTGCTGTTACTTTTCCAGGTGGCGTCAATGTATGGGTAGACTATCCATCTGAAAAATCAATTAACTATGACGTTAATGGTGTAGCAACAATTGGTTCTACTTTAAATTATACAGATACAGGTATTATTGCTTCTTTTGCCTCTACTGTAGCTGGATATAATCAAGTCATTCTTCAAAACTTAAGTAGTGCTACTAATGCATCTACTAATTTTAATGTATCAAATAATAGTGCTACATCAACTACAGGGTTTGCAGAATTAGGCATCAACTCAACTACATTTAGCAATGGATCAGGTTGTTTTAATATTGCTGGTGCAGCATATCTAGCTTCCGCTTCTACTGATTTATCTATTGGTACATATGGTGCATACAATATTCACTTTGCTACCAATAGTAATACTACTGATTCAATGACCATCTATAATGATGGTGGTATTTCATTAGGTACTTATGGTGATCCAGGTTTAGGTAATATTGCAGTCAACAAAATTGTTCCTGGTTTAACAATCGTTACAGCAGCAGGTGGAACTACAACGTTAACTGCGGCTTCTACCTACTATCAAAAATTAGTTGCTGGCACAGGCGGTCAAACATTTAAGCTCCCTGATGCTACTACCTTGTTAGTTGGCACAACATTTATTTTTGATAATGACTCTAGTGGGACATTAACAATTGTTGATAATGCTTCTGGTGCAGTTGATACAATTCAACCTGGATCTTTAGATTATATTTATCTTGAAGCCAATGGTACGGTCGCTGGGTCTTGGGGTATGTATGCATTTATTCCTGCCAATTATGACTTTAGCACAACAACTGCTAACTTTGGTACTGCTACAATTACTAACGCTACGTATCAAGGCAATACAATTGCTACAGGTTATGGTGGAACAGGTTTAACTACATTTACTGCAGCTAATAATGCTTTATATTCAACTTCAGCAGGCGCATTAGCAGCTGGTACATTGCCAGTCTTAGCCGGTGGCACAGGCAACACCACAGGTCAAGCAGCATCTGTAGCTAACTCTCATACTGCAGGCACAGGATTAAGTGGTTCATCATATAATGGTTCAGCAGCGGTCACTTGGAACTTAGCTAATACAACAGTAACAGCCGGCTCTTATACATACTCTTCAATTACAGTAGATGCACAAGGTCGTTTAACTGCAGCTTCTAGTGGCACAGCTCCAGTAACAAGCGTTTCAGGTACAGGCGTTATATCATCTACTGGCGGCACAACACCAACAATCAGCATTTCTCAAGCCACTACATCTACAAGTGGTTACTTAAGCTCTACTGACTGGAATACGTTTAATAGCAAAGGCTCTGGTACAGTAACGTCTGTAACTGGTACAAGCCCAGTAGCATCAAGTGGTGGTGCAACACCAGCAATTAGCTTGGCTTCAGGTTATGGTGATACACAAAACCCATATGCATCTAAGACAGCAAACTACTTCTTGGCAGCACCTAACGGCTCTGCTGGCGTACCTACATTCCGCTTAATTGTTGCGGCTGACATTCCTACATTAAACCAAAATACAACAGGATCTGCAGGATCAGTTACAAATGCATTAACAGCTGGCACAGGTATTTCCTATAGTTCTGGTACAACATACAATGGATCTTCAGCAATCACCATTAATAATTCTGGTGTAACTTCAGCTGTAGCAGGCACAGGTATTTCTGTATCAGGCGCAACAGGCGCAGTAACAATTAGCCTTCCGCAAGCAGTTTCTACCACATCAAGTGTACAGTTTGGTTCATTGGGTGTAGGTACTGGCGCATCTGGCACTACTGGTGAAATTCGTGCAACTAACAACGTAACTGCATACTATTCAGATATGCGCTTCAAGGATAAAATCAGTAACATTGATAATGCCCTTGCTAAAGTTCAAACATTAGATGGTTTCTACTATGAAGCTAATGAACTTGCTCAATCTTATGGATATGAAAAAAAACGTGAAGTTGGGGTATCAGCACAACAAGTACAAGATATTATGCCTGAAGTTGTAGCTCCAGCACCAATTGACGAAAACTACTTAACTGTTAGATATGAACGTTTAGTGCCATTATTGATTGAAGCTATTAAAGAACTTAAAGCAGAAGTAGATGCATTGAAGGGTCAATAATGTTTGGGCTTAATACATTTGCTCAATCTCCTTTCAACGCTTTAGGCGGTGGAAATTCATATGTATTTTCTATTTCTGAAAACTTAAAGCCTGCAGATGCCAATACTCAGACATGGACATTTTTAGATAGTATTGCTGAAAATATTGGGTTAACTGATAATAATTCAGAAGCAGGAATATTCATTGAAAGTATTGTTGAAAACATCTTATCTATTGGAGATTCTAGCACTCAACAAAGCACATTTAGCCAGTCTCTATCAGAGAACTTAAATCCATCTAATTCACAATTAATTGCAGCTCAGTTTGCTCAAAGCATAACAGAAGCTATAACAGTTAATGATGTTCTTGTAGCATATTTTGCAGCATTGGATTCTATCGCTGAACCAATTACAATGGCTTATGCTTATTCAGTTATTTCACAGCTATATGAAATAATTTCTGAAAATATTAATAATGCAGATAC